AGTGTTTAATGTCAATGCAGCAGTGAAAGATCTTCTTCCAGCAACATTATTGAATACTGGTTGATTTAATTCATTTACTCTAGAGCAAACAATTCTTGTAGAATCTAAAGAGTTTGATTCATTCAATAATACAGTATCGACAGTATTAAGACGTTGGAATGAAACTTCACTACCATCAATACTAGTTCCAGTCGTCGTTCTAACTGCTGCAGTTACTGAAGTAAGTTTGCCAGGGGCACTGACATCAAATCTTGGGGTAACCTCATTGAACAAGATATTTTCCGAGGCTCTTATTTTATCTCCACCACCAATTACTCCTGTGAATGACAATTGAGGTCTAGTAGCAGAGTCTGCACTTCTATCAAGTCCATGTGTTGAACTTCTATCAATTTCAACATAGTAGCGATTTGCTTCAATTCCAGTATCAGAAATATCGTAGGTTACTCCATTAATTCTTCTGAGTGAAACTCCACCAAACTCATATTTCATAACCTTGGAATTAACGACATGAGTTTGAGATATTGTATTGCCAAATCCTCTAGAATTAATTGTCAGTTGATTAGAAGCTGCTGCAGTATATTCAATAATTTCATCTCCAATCTTAACGTAACCTTTATTTGTTGCACTTACTGCCAGTCCTTCGAATGTAGTAAAGTTACTGGAATCTGCAATGTTAATAGTAGTTGTTTCGGAGGAGAGTAACTCTGTAGATAATGTTGTAGGTGCAACATCAGATTCAACACCATCGAGAATCAGTTGGTTATTATTCGCATACATTCCATGATTGAAATGATCTACATGTAAATAATTTCCAGAGTTTGCTCCAGTTCCTTCAGAGGTTCTATCCGTAATAGTCGTCGATGCAGCACTAACAATAGTAGAATCTGTAGCATAGTAACTAAGTCCTGCACCAACTTGGAATGCCTTTCCAGAACCTTTTTCACCTTGAACATTAGTGAGATACAAAGTATCAACACCGCCAATGGTATTAATCGTAAGGATAGAGTTTCTTCCAGTAAATGATCCGTCAGTGTTATCAATAGAAACTACGTCTCCAACAACATATCCATTTCCACCACTGAGAGTTGTAATTCCAGTGATAGCTCCATTTGAAGTTGTAATATCAACTCTTAATCCAGAACCATTTCCAACAATTGTTGTAGTTGGAACATTTGACTGATTCGTGTAGTTTGTGCCACTATTAGTGATTGATAATGTTGTTACCGAACTTCCTACAGAAACAATGTTTCCATATCCACCAACATTATTGTTTCCTGCAATTCGTCTTCCAACAGTCAATATATCAAGCAATGGATCGCCAGATGCAATTGTTGTGATTCCTAATGTTAATGTTTTTGGAGTAGCAGTCAATGCATTCTCCTCAAGTGTTTGAATATATCCATTGCTTTCATCAAGAGGTGGATTACCAAAATATGCAATGCCATTGGTTGCTGTAAAGTTTGCCTTATAGAGTTTAAATTTGAGATCTAACTCTTGTGTAGCAGTCCATATCGAACCATTTTGGGATTTAAATAGGCTTCCCATTGCAAACTGCTTGGAATAAATCACAGCTTCTGCATTTGGAAGAGACTGAGTATTTGCAGTCCTTTCTCCCATTTTCGCAATCCAAACCTCATATTGATCTGTGGTTGGTGCAAGGAGGACTATTGCATATTCTCTTCCAGGTGCAAGATAGATTGGATAATCGAATGTAACTGTAGTGGCAGTTTCACCTGTTGTCGATGTTGTAATATCGCTTGGAACAAGAACCTTAGGTTCTCCAACGATAGTTAATGTTGGAGTTCCAAGTTCAACAGTTCTTACCTGAACAATAAGAGGTTCATTTCCAGTTGGTTTGCTAGCAAAGAATAAATCAACTTTAGTCAGATAAGCACCATTATCATCATCACTTTGTCCGTTTAAGTCTGGAGCATCAATGTCCTTACCAACAACGAAGGATTGTGCTAGAGGATCGTAGCGTACCGCAAGATTTTCTCTTACTGTCTGTCTAACTTGGAATGTTCCAGTCGCAGTATAAGTTGTATTTCCTGAAGAGATGAGTTTACTTCCGGGAAGTGGTTTTGCATTAGAAATGCTATTGCTAATTGTGTATGTCTTCTTACCAGTGAGAATTCTAGGATCTGGAGCAGGTGTGGTGTGTGGATCTCTAATGAAGAAAGAACCTAACAAATCGCCATAGTTATCCGTAATTAATCTGATATCTTTGACATATGCAACTGCGCCACTAGTTTGTCCTACTAACTTTGCTCCAACTAACAGATATCCAAAGAATGCTCCCTGAGCCTCTTGTGTCAATGACGCCAAATCAATATTCAGTACTTTTGAAGATTGACTATATGAAGTTGGAATATTTTCTGATGTTGCGTATGGATTGATATTATATGTTTTTGACGGAGAATTAAATGCACCTTCTTTATGGTTAGAATTAGCAAGTCTAAATTTAATAATTCTATCACCTTCAAAATAACCTATTACGGTTTCTCCAGCAGAAAATACTCCAGTAGAACCATAATTTACAAGTGATGTATCAGTCGCAATTTCAACAAGTTTTGGTACAAAATCAACATTGCTATGATTATCTAAGAATTGATAGTGCAATGAAAGTGGTTTAAAGTTTGAAGCAAAAACTGAGACATTTCTTGAACGAATGTATTTCTCGGCAGAAGAAGAAACGATAATATCTCTTGTTCTTGATCCTACTACTCTTGTTGCACCACCAGAACCACCTACAATAGAAGTAGTGGTTCTGCCAGGAATTCTAACTGTTCTAGTCCAAACATCGGAAGCTGGTGAAAGTTTTACAAATCCAGTGTACTCAATAACATGGAATGGATTTACATTCTCAACTCTTGTTGCTAGTGGTTGTTCTATCCAACCAGCAGAGTCATACTTTAGAGTTATCGCCTTTCCAGTCTTTTGAACATTAGAATCTAACAGAGTGTAGTTGGATGTTAAATCCAAATCACTTTCAGCAATTTCAGTTGCTGGAAGAGGTCTCATTTGAAGTGAATTGCTAAAGATGCGAGGTCTTAATTCTCCACCAACAACACTAGCAGTTGTTAAATCTGTATCTAAGAGAGACGTATCATTGAAATCATCAACAAAGAATCCAGACTTGAATCTATTGTTCCCATCAACATCTTCAATGCGGAGCGATTCTGTGTTTACTTCTAACAGACTTAAAGAAGTCACTCTTTCAAGATTTTCCACTCTATCTTCAATTCTACCAATATCGCGCATTGTATATCTTCTATTATCGAAGAGATTAATAGAGGCATTATCAGTATCATAAAGATATGGAGGGAGAACAATGGTTGCCAGTTCCATTAACTCAGTGTCATTTACGACTGGTTCTTTTGGAGTTCTAGAAGAAACGCCTCTACTTACTATAAAATTACCAAACTTATCAAGATAAAGTTTATCAATTCTTGGCAGGTAGAAGTTATATCCAACTAAGGAACTTTCTCCGGGTTTTAAATTGTATGTTGGTTCTGAACCAAAATCTCTTGAATCGAAGTCAAATGGAGATTTATCAGTTACTGTAAATTCTTGAACTCTTGGTCTAAAGTCAAGAGTATCAGATGCTCTAACATTATTAACTCCAATCGAAGGAATGTCTTCCTTAAATCTGTCAGCATCATAACTCAATACAGTAAATACATCACCATCATCTGAAGAAGGAACGGTGTAGTGATCGAATACAACCAATAATCTTCTAGATGGTTCTAAATCATTATTTCTAACAATTCTCGAATAATCATAGTATTCATCTTTTTGTCCTTTATCGAGAGTATAGTTATTCTTGATATTCTTATATTTTCCTAAAGTAATAGATTGAATAGTTGATGTAATATTAGACTCTACAAAACTTACCTCTTCACCTACAGTGAATCTGAGTCTATTTAAATAAACAATTCCTAAATTGTTAGATGGAACTGATGGTGTCGTTGATGCATTCAGCACCACTCTAGCAATTGCTCCACTTGAAGCTCCAATGATGTTTTCACCGACAATAGCATCTGAGTCTACATTTGATATTGAAGAAAACTCAACTCTATCCAATACAGGATCACTAGTATCAGTAGATTCGTAAATTGCAAGAACTTTTGCTACGTCGGGGAATCCAAGAGAGATTTCCTTGTCCTGTACCCTCAATCCATAAAAATCATTATACGTTAATCCATCAGAAACGGATGTGCTTGTTGCAGATCCAGATTGGGAAAGTTTGGAAAGATTAATAACCTTGAGAGCACTTCTTGTATATTCTTTTATTTTGCTTCTAATTCCATTCTTCTTCAGTGTTGCATTGACAACGACGCTACTTTCAGATGTTTCTAAACCTCTGATGGTTACAGTATTTGTTGAAGAATTTAATGTGAATGCATCGGAAGTTACAGTCCCAATTCCACCACCAGTATAGTGAACAGAATATCTTTCTTGATCGAAAGCGTCGAAAAATGCACTAGTAATACCAGTGACTGCTGTTAAATCGAAAGTGAGAACTCCACCACCATCTGTAGTTTCTCCAGTAATTTGTCTGGATATTGAAAGTTGAGAATCTGTAAAGTTTACAGAAGAAATATTTGATTCTGGAAGTTTTGCATAAAGATATGCATTCTCATTATTTCTGAGTTCTGGAACTCCAAGTTCTGCCTTGAATTTTCCATCATGAATACCGCCATCAAAAACACCCGAAACAGTAGCAATTCCTGCAACTGTTAACGATGATAAATCTGATGAAACTGCACTTACTCTATTAAATGTCTCATCTCCACTACCCTCTTGATATCTAAGAATATCTCCCGCTTCAACACCAGAAAAAAGTTTTCCAGGACTGGTAACTGTAGTGCCGCTAATATTAACTTCACTAATACCATTTCCAAGTTTTTTCCTACTTAAAACTGTATCAGCAGTAAACGCCGGGAATCCACTTCCAGATGCTGCAGAAACAGATTTAATTTCCTTAACACCATTAACAGTTGTAGATGTTACTGTTAATGCAGAATCAACACCATTTATTACAAGTTGCTCATTAGTAACAAAAGTTCCTGATGTTTGACTCAAATTAAGTGTGTCGGAACCTGTTCCTGCTGCTACTGCATATCCGCTAGCACCACTACTCTTACCTTGAATATAAGAAGACTTTGGAACATCACTTGAACTGACTGTTCTATTGAAAGTTAAAGTGGTATATGTTTGAACATCATACAAATACAAATCCCATTGTGTGGATGCATTTTCATATGCAGAATCAGTTAGATTAAATGCATAAACACGAGCAGATCCAACACCAGATGGAGAATCTCCCGTAAATTGGTTGTTTAATGTAACAACTACATTTTCTTGAATTGCTCCAGAAACATTGTTGACTCTCAACAAATGTCCCATCTCAAAAGGAATGTTTGAGTTGGTTACAGTTTCAGTTTCTCTTGGTTTTGCAACATCTAATACTTGTGTTGATTGATTTTCGACATCATATCCAGCGACATATGCCTTTCCAGGAGATATCTGAAAACACATTAAATCGTCTGAAGGTGTATTTCCACTGTCTGTGGTTTCTCCCTCTAAGAATAATCCATCATTGCCAAGTCTATCATTCAGAGAATCTACAATCTTTACATCAAATGGTTCTACTGAGTAATGACCAGATTCATCATACGTTCTTTCTGCAATGTAGTCTCTGATAATATTATATACTGTCTTATCTTGTATCTTTTTAATCTTGCCGCCGTCTACTCTTAAGAGTTCAATGAAATCTGTGTCATTAAAATCTGTAAGAGATTTTTTAGTTAATGTTAATGATAGTTTGAATCTATCGGCTCCAGGAGCTGCAAAGTTGGTAAATCCTTTTGCATTGTCATATAAAGAATTGTCGTCCTTTGCATTGACAATTCTTTCTTCTATCTTCAGTCCAACTCTATATGATGGAGTATTTGAATAATAATCTAAAACGAGAGTTTGCTTACTAACATTAGCAAATATTCCTCTAACAAAATAAACGCCATTATCAATTGATGCAGCCGAACCGGTGCTGGTTGCATTTTGCCCAATCAATGTAGCAAATGGAGTTCCTGCATTAATTGTAGTGTTTCCATAAGTTACATTTTCACTGGCAAACAGTGATTCTCCATCTTGGAAAGTTTCTGTGATATAATCACTACCGGAATCAGAATACTTTACATATATTGTCAAGTTTTCTACAAGATTACTATCAGAAGTGAGTGCAACGTACTGAATTGTTGCAGAAACTCCTGATAACTGTCCTGTTACTTTTTTGCCAATAAAATTCTTTATGTATAATGATATGTCTACTCCCAGATTAGAGGAGTCAAGTTGTACCGCAGAAAATTGGTTATCAAAAGTAATAGCCCCAGGGAGAACCATGGAGCCTTCTTTAAAGATATTCTTTCCAAAATATTCGACTTGATTTTGAAAAATCGACTGAAGAGTCGTTAATTCTCTAGCTTGTACTGGAAATCCAGGTTTAAACAGAACTTTATAAAAATCTTTACCGCGATCGAAATCGTCATAATATGGACTGATGTTTAAATCTGTTTTTTGTGCCATCTTTTTTAGAATTCCAGAATGATTTTAACGTCTTCTTTTTGTCGAATGTTCCTTTCAATTAGAGGTCTGTTGTTGATGTAAATTACATCACCCGTCTTTTTATTTATCTCTGGATTTGAATACCCACCAGAGAAAGTAACTCCCAAATTGATTTGTTTGCTGTTGACGAGAACGGTGCTATCACTAAAACTTGTATTAACTGAAGCAGAACCTCCAGCATCAAAACTAATGTTATTACTACCAGAAAAACTTAGAACTTTAGAGACAGTTCCAACATCATTCGCATCAGTTTGATCTTTGTCATTGCTAAAATACAAAGATCTATCTTGATAGTATTTTAGTACCTTTGTGTCACTATCATATGACGCAACATATCCTTGGGCAGTGCCGCCAGTAACAGTTTGGGTTATTCTATCTCCAATGGTTGGAGTTCCTGTATAACTATCTGCTAATTTGATTCCATATAACGACGAAAAACTATTTTCCGTGAAAATACTTGTTGATGAGAACTGTTGTGGATTTTTTATAAGTCCTATTTGGGAAAATTGTGTGTCAACTGGGAAATCTTTAGTTGAATCATCAAATCTAGCATAAATTAAAATTTTATCCGTTCCTAATTCGGTATATACATCATATCCATGTCCCCTAGATGGTGGAATAATAGGAATCAATTTTGCTGGATTTGAAATAGTTCCTGTTCTTTTTAAATCTACAATTCCATAAGTATATCCTTTTCCACCAGATACAATAGATGTCCCCGTAATTGTTCCGCTACTATTTACAGTTATCGAAACCTGTCCACCAGAACCATCTCCTAAAATATCATACGTTCCTGCACTATATCCAGTTCCACCGTTTTCAATATAAACTTTTTTAATTTGATTGTCGTTTGTCTCAGAGTCTCC